GAGCAATTGCAGCTAGAGAATTAATAAATGTTACAAATATAGATGAAGTTGACGGTCCATTAAAATATATACGTGATAATCTTATTGTTGGTCTAGAACAATCTCAAAGGTCTAGATTTATATTAAGTGAACCATATAGATTGATGGCAAATCAAAAAGGTGGTAGAAAATTAATTGATCAAGTATTATCTGATATGCACGAACAATCAAAAGGTCGTGTTGATATGATGTTTGATATGGTTAGAAATGAACCATCTGATAATTTATTACGTTCGCTTTTAGAAGCCTTCTCAATGTCTAATAAGATTAGTAATTGGCAAGACTTTGATAACTATATGCGTGAGAAGTTGTACGGTGTTACAACAGAAGACGGTGCTAGACATACAGGTGCGATGGTTAAAGAACTTCAAGGTGTTATGATGAATAGCATATTGAGTGGTCCTAAGACACCATTTAGAGCACTTTTAGGTACCTCTACTGCTACATTTATAAAACCTATGGCTCAAATATTAGGAGGCGCAGGTAGATACCTTAGGACTGGATTCACTGATGATTCTGTATTAAGAGAAGGATTAGCAGAATTAAATGCTATGGTCCATACAGTACCAGAAGCTTTTGAATATTTTAAACATCGTCTAAATAGTTATTGGACTGGTGAAATCTCTACAATTAAGAGTAGGTATTCAGATTACACTTCTGCTGATGAAGCATGGGATTTACATCGATATTGGGCAGAAGATAGTGGTAGAGCTACAGATGGTGATACTGCCGCATTCCGTGTAACTAATCTTGCACGTATGTCTAATCATTCTAACTTCTTTAATTATAATATGAAGTTATTAGCGTCAACTGATGATGCTTTTACTATGATATTAGCAAGAGGTAGAGCCAGAGCTAAAGCACTTAGAGCAGCATTAGACGCTAAATCAGACGGACTTATACCTGAAATTAGTCCTGAAATAATACGTGAATATGAAGCTAGGTTACAAGATCAAATTTTTGATCCAAAAACTGGTACTGTAAATGATGGTATGTTAGCTCATGCTAGAGGTGAAGTTACTCTTACTAAAGATTTAACTGGATTTGCTAAATCATTAAATACATTATTCTCATCGTATCCTGCATTAAAACCGTTTTATATGTTTGCAAGGACAGGTATTAATGGTTTAGAATTAACCATGAAACATACACCAGGTTTTAATTTCTTAGTTAAAGAGTTTAATGATATTGCATTTGCTTCTTCTGATAATCTAGATAATGTCATAAAATATGGAATTGAAAATGCTCAAGATTTAAAAAATGCGCAAGATCTACAGGTAGGTAGATTAGCACTAGGCAGTTCAATTATATTTATGGCAGGTCAGAAATACGCAGCTTCTGAATTAACTGGAAATGGTCCTGAAAATCTTAGATTACGTAGAGTCTGGGAAGCTGCAGGATGGAAACCACGTTCAATTAAACTTGGCGGCGTATGGGTCGGACATGAATCTTTAGAACCTTTTACTACTATACTATCTGCTGTAGCTGATTTAAATGATAATATGGATACATTAGGGCCTCAAGCAGTAGAACGTGGAATGTTAAGCCACGCTTTAGTACTATCTAAAGCTATGATAAGTAAAACTTATTTACAAGGTTTAACAGGTTTAACTGATTTGTTTGGCAGCAATCCTAAAAAATTAGAACGTATAGGAGCTAATATAACAAATAATATGGTGCCTTATGCAGGTTTACGTAATGAAATAGGTAAGATTGTTAATCCACATACTAAAGAACTTAACTCCGGTTTCTTACAAACTATTCGTAATAGAAATCAATTCATGGAATTCTTTGCTGATGAGGATGATAGACTTGCAGTTAAATATAGTATATTAAATGGTGAACCTATTAATAATTGGAAATTAGCAGAAAGATTAGCTGCCGGAATCTTGCCAGCTTCTTTTAATTTTGATAACACTGCAGGTGAAAAAATATTAGCTAAATCTCAATTTGATTTAAGTGTGATGAGTATGACATCTCCTGATGGTACTTCTTTGGCAGACGTTCCTCAAATCAGAAGTGCATACCAGCGTTTAATAGGTGAACAAAAGTTCGGTAAAATACTTGAAAAAATATCTAAATATCCTAAATTCATTGCATCCATGAAGCAAATGAATCAAGATATTAAGGATGGTTTACATAGACAAGCACCTGGAATAAATGCAATGTCATATCCTCATAATAAAATGATTCGAAATGAATTGCGTAAACTTCAAATAAAAGCTTGGGCACAATTACAAAGCCAACCTGAAGTTATTCAATTACAACGTGCTAGAGAATTAAGCAAAACTTCTAAATATAATAGAGTAGATAGACCAGAATTAAGTAGAAATCAATATAATGAAGCTAATCAATTACTTCAAATGACAAACAAGTAACACTATGGCTACAACTGAAAATACTTATACAACATCGTCAGCCACCCAGACGTTGTTTTCATTTACATTCCCATATATCGATACTACAGACATCAAAGTTTCTGTTGATGGTGTAGACAAAACAATTACAACTGATTATACACTTGCCAGTGCTACACAGGTTCAATTTAATACTGCTCCTGGGTCTAGTAAAACGGTTAGAATTTATAGAGTAACTGCTACAGATAATAAGAAAGCCACCTTCTTCTCTGGATCTGCTATTAGATCGCAGGATCTTAACGAAGACTTTGATCAAGTTCTTTATTCTGCACAAGAAGTTAAACGAGATGTAGGTAACATCTGGGACGATAGTACTGAGACGATTTCTAGTTCTGAAACTTGGTTAGATAGTGATGTACATATAGCAACTTGTGCAGCTATCGAAGATAAAATTAATGCGATAACAGCAGGCGGTGTCTTCTCAGCAGCTGACCCAAGTAAATTACCACTGACTGGAGGAGTACTAACAGGTGACGTTGAGTTAGACAATCAACAAGAACTACGTTTCCGTGAAGCTGATGCAGGTGGTGATCATTACTTTGCTTTAAGAGCTGCAGCAGCTATGGCTGCTAGTAAGACATTTACCCTTCCAGATTCAACACCAACAGTAAGTGGACATGCACTTAAAAGTGATACTTCTGGTGTTATGTCTTGGGGTACAGCAGGTGGAGCTGTAGGTCCAGGAACTGATCAAATCTTTTGGGAAAACGATCAAACTTGTAGTGATGATTATACGATCACAAATAACAAAAACGCAGGTAGCTTCGGACCTATAACCGTGGCATCAGGTAAAACCGTCACCGTTGGTGCCGGAGAAGTATGGACGGTGGTTTAACTTATGGCAATTACAATTACTGGTGATGGAACAATCACCGGACTTAGTGCAGGTGGATTACCTAACGATAGTGTCCAACTTGCAGATATGGCTCACGGTACTGATGGTCAGATAATTACATATGATGCATCTGGTGCCCCTGTAGCAGTAGGACCAGGTTCAGATGGACAAATATTAACATCAACTGGTGCTGGTTCTCCTCCGGCTTTTGAAGCTGCTCCAACAGGTGGTAAAGTCAATCAAATTGTTCAATATACAGACAATGCTAATAGAGATTTAGGAACTACTGGCTCTTGGACGCAAGTACCAAGTATGGAGAAGGCTATAACAACTACTGACAATAGTAGTAAAGTTCTGGTTCAACATATGGGGGTCATGTGGCAAGATGCTGCTGACCTAACAGCAGGCGTAACAGTCTATAGAGATAGCACAAATCTAGGTTCAACAGAGTATGGGTTTAATGTTTTCTATGGTAATAACAATGACGTAGCATGGAATGTATTTATTCATTATTTAGATACACCAGGTACGGCAGGAAGTTATACATATAAAATTTACTATAAAACAGATAAATCCGATGGTCACTATAATCGGTGGGAAGGGAGAATTACCACTTCAGTAATCACTTTGACGGAGATACTGCCATGACAGGAAAAGTAAAATTAATATCCGCAGGTGGTGGATCGGTATCACTTGCAACACCATCTACAGGTTCAAATA